CATTGACATTTAAGTCAATCTATGTTATATTATAAACAAATAATTTAAGGAGATATTATGCAAGAAGTGAAGTTATTAAGACTATCTACAGGCGAAGATGTAATTGCTAAAGTAGGCGAAAACGATCAAGGTGTAAGTTTACATAAACCATTTGTAATCATACCACAACAATCAGCACCAGGACAACCAATACAATTGATGATGTCGTTGTATAATGCTTTTGGTAAAAGTGATACAATTACAGTTACTAAAGATAAGATTGTCTTCATCACAGACCCAAAAGATGACATCAAATCAAATTACGAAGCAAACACAAGTAAGATAATTACTAAACCATCAGGACTTATAACAGAAACATCAATACCAAAACTTTAATGATAACTGTTTATTTTGTCCGTGACGGATCAAAAATAGCAGTAGAAGTTCCTGAAGGAACAACATTAATGGAAGCTGCTAGGGATTATTCAAAGGTTTCTATACCTGAAATACCAGCAGACTGTTGTGGTAGCTGCGCTTGTGCTACCTGTCACATACACTTAGACGAAAGATTTTACGAACCTGTTCCAAAAGAAACAGCTGAAATAGAATTATTAGAATACGAACCTGAGTTTAAACCAAAACAAAGTAGATTGGCTTGTCAAATAACATTAACAAAAAAACATGATGGTTTGACAGCAATATTATTAAAAGACTTATGATATTAAAAGTAGTGAACAAATATACAGCGGCAGAGTTTGTTTCTACTAGACACTATTCAGCCGTAATGCCTAGATTAACAAAACACTATCTAGGTTATTTTGATAATGAGGAGTTAGTTGGCGTGATTACATTTGGTTGGGGTACAAGACCTAAACACACAATACAAAAGTTATTTCCAGAGCTAGATACAAAAGACTATTACGAAATAGGTAAAATGTGTTTAGATGATAAATTACTTAGAAATAGTGAATCACAATTACTATCTTCAGCCATATCTTGGTTAAAAGAAAACACTACTATAAAATATTTGTTTACTTGGGCTGATGGTTTAGTTGGTAAACCTGGTTATGTATATCAAGCTGCTAATTTTTTATATGGTGGTTTTTCATTTACAGATACATATGTTTCAGAAACAGGTGAAAAGATACACCCGAGAACAATACAAGGACAAATACCAAATACTAAAAATCGTAAAGTAGGAATGAGACCAAATCCTGAACAATTAAAACAATTAAAATTGAGTAGAGTTAAAGGTAAACAATTTAAATATATTTACCCTATGAATAAAAAATTTAGAAAACGGTTAAAAAAATCTACTACAGAGTGGACTACAATCTATCCAAAAGATAAGGATTTAATTTGGAAGATAAAAAAACCAGGCGAAGAAAATTATACGATTACTACTAAAATGCCGTTTAACTTATCAAAAGAATATGTGTATAATAAGAAGAATGTAGAGTCGTTTAAAAGAGGAACTTTAAGTGAATTTTTATAAAAACGTTATTGAACATAGAGGCAAACTACTAATTCGTGGTGTGCATGATGGTAAAGACTTCAAAGAGAAATTAGATTTTGGTCCTACTTTATATTCTTTAACACAAGAACAAACCGAATATAAAACTTTACAAGGTCAAAATCTAAAACCAATTACATTTAAAAATATAGACGCTGCTCGTAGATTTAGACGAGATGTTGCTACTCAAAATTCACCTATCTACGGATTAGAAAGATACCATTATCAATATATTGGTAAAGAATATCCTCAGGATATTAAGTGGGACAAAGAAGCAATTAAAATCTTTACACTTGATATAGAAACTACTTGTGAAAATGGTTTTCCTGATGTAGAAAATCCTATTGAAGAATTACTTTGTATTTCAGTTAAAAATCATTCAAACAAACAAATTATAACATGGGGTGTCGGTGACTTTAAGACCGATAGATCAGATGTAACATATATTAAATGTAAGAATGAAAATCAACTCCTTATGGAGTTTATGAAGTTTTGGATTAAAAACTATCCAGATGTTATGACAGGTTGGAATACAAAATTCTTTGACTTACCTTACTTGATGAATAGAATTAAAATGGTGGCAGGTGATAAAGTGGCAAATAAAATGTCGCCTTGGGGTATAATTAAAAGTGAGGAGATAATTGCTAGAGGTAGAACTCAAACAGCTTATACTCTATTTGGTATTACTAATTTGGATTACCTTGAATTATACAAATGGTTTATACCACAAAGGCAAGAGAGTTATAAACTTGACTTCATTGGTCAGTTAGAACTTGGTCGTGGTAAAGATGATATGCCATACGCTACATTTAAAGATTGGTATACAAAAGACTTTCAATCGTTTGTTGATTACAATATACAAGACGTAGAGATTGTTGATGGACTAGAAGATAAACTAGGTCTAATTGATCTATCATTAACTGTTGCTTATGAGAGTAAAGTAAACTATGGTGATATATTTTCACAAGTTAGAGTATGGGATACTTTGATAGCAAACCATTTGATGAAAAAGAAAATCTGTGTACCTCCAAGAGAAGAACATATAAAAGACATGAAGTATGAGGGCGCTTATGTAAAAGAACCTCAACTTGGTCAATATAAGTGGATTGTTAGTCTGGATATAAACAGTCTTTATCCACATATCATTATACAATACAATATTTCTCCAGAAAAAATACTAGGAGTTAACTCATCTGGAATTTCAGTAAACAAGATGTTAGCCAAACAAGTATCACTCGATCATTTAAAAACAGACGGAACTTGTGTTACACCTAATGGTGCTTTATTTAAAACAGATAGTCAAGGTTTCTTACCAGAGATGATGGAAACAATGTATAATGAACGAGTTATCTATAAGAAAAGAATGTTAAAGGCTAAGAAGGAATATGAAAAACAAAAGACCCTAAACTTGTAAGAGAAATATCTCGTTGTCACAATATTCAATGGGCAAGAAAGATTGCTCTTAACTCTGCTTATGGAGCTGTTGGTAACCAATACTTTAGATACTATGATGTAAGACAAGCAAGTGCCATCACAACAGCAGGTCAATTCATTATTAGGTTTATAGAAGAAAAGGTAAATAATTATTTGAATACTATTTTAAAATCGAAAGAAAAGTTAGATTACATTGTGGCCTCTGATACAGATTCAATTTATGTTACACTAGATAAGTTAGTAGAAAAGACCTGTGAAGGTAAAGACAATGATCAGATTTGTAATTTTTTAGATAAGGTTGTTGGTAGTAGAATTGAACCTTTTATTGAAAAGTGTTTTGATGAACTATCTGAATATACAAATGCTTTTAAAAACTGTATGGTTATGAAACGAGAAGTAGTTGCCAATAAAGGTATATGGGTGGCTAAAAAAAGATATATGTTAAATGTGTTAGATGAAGAAGGTGTTAGACTATCAGAACCTAAACTAAAAATTATGGGTATTGAAGCTGTGAAGTCATCTACACCACAAGTTTGTAGAGGTAAGATTAAAGAGGCAATCAAAACCATTATGGGTAAAGAACAAAAAGATTTACATAAACTTATTGCTGATTTTAAGAAAGAGTTTTTTACTATGTCTGCTGAACAAATATCTTTTCCTAGAAGTTGTAATAATTTAAAAAAATATAGACATGCTAGTAATGTATTTATTAAAGGTACACCTATTCATGTCAAAGGCGCTTTGATTTACAATCATCAACTTAAACAGTTTGGCCTTGGTCAAAAGTATCCTTATATACAAGAGGGTGATAAACTAAAGTTTCTTAAATTAGTAGAAGCTAATCCATTTAAGTTTGATGTTATTAGTTATATAACAACATTACCAAAAGAATTTAAACTAGAACAGTATATAGATTATGAAACACAGTTTGAAAAACATTTTTAGATCCAATGAGATTTATATTACAAGCAATTGGTTGGACACATGAAGAAACTGCTAACTTAGAGGCATTTTTCGGATGAACCTGTTTATAGTCTTTGCTCTTATACATTGGGGTTTTGCTACAGGTGGCATATTGGCTATTAGAACTGATTGGTCTATACCTAGATTTATACTAATTATTTTACTAATTAAATATTTTTTGATAACTTATGGACTTTAAAACAAACGACAAATACGGTGTAATTTATGCTGACCCTCCTTGGTACTTTAAAAGTTATAGTAAAAAAGGTGAAGGTAGAAATGCTACACAACATTATCCTTGTATGAACCTTGAAGATATTTGTAAGTTGCCGGTTGGCGACCTTGCTAAAGACAACTCTGTATTATTAATGTGGGTAGTTGACCCATTATTAGATCAGGCATTTAAAGTAATAGACGCTTGGGGGTTTAAGTACAAGACAGTAGGTTTTACATGGGCAAAAACAAATAGTAAGAGTTTAGGTTTTTTTACAGGTTTAGGATATTGGACAAGATCAAATCCAGAAATGTGTTTACTTGCTACAAAAGGTAAACCAAAGAGAAACAGTAAGAGTATACCACAATTAGTGGTTGAACAAAGGCAAGAACATAGTAGAAAGCCAGATATTGTGTACAATCATATAGAAAATATGTTAGACGGTCCTTATGTAGAACTCTTTGCTCGTAGAAAAAGAAACAACTGGCATAGTTGGGGTAATGAAGTATGAGCTTGACAGGAGCACTTTTATGTTATATACTAATAATGTTAATACCAGTAGTATTAATGATAAAATGGAATAATGAAAAATAACACTCTTACTACAGATCAGGCATTGTATTGTTCAGGTATATTTAACGATTACTTTGGACAGTTTACTCGTATTGATCAATATATGAGAGATCAAAAGCTAAATCAATTAAACGATACTATATCGGCTAGTTTACCAGGCATGGGTCCTGAAACAGAAATCTTTGATAACTTTGATATGTCACCTGAAGATATGGAGTTTGAAATAACAGAGCCAGATAATACAACATTTAATTCATATTTAAATCTAATATCATCACACACTAATATGTCAAGTGTACCTGGTAAAAATTTAAAGATAGGTGTAAAAGAAAAGAAATCTAATAAATGGGTTGGTTTTATCAGAGCTGGTTCGCCAGTGATTAACATGAAACCACGTAACACAATGTTAGGTAATGTACCAGAGTTGGTTACATTTAACAAGACGGCCATTATGGGTTTTGTAATTGTACCATCACAACCATTTGGTTACAATTACCTTGGTGGTAAATTACTGGCTGCCATATGTTGTAGTCATTGGGTAAGAGAAAAATTAAATGACAAGTATGGTATGAACTTATCATTATTTGAAACTACAAGTTTATATGGTAATAGTAAATCATCAAGTCAATATGACGGTATGAAACCATATTTAAGATATAAAGGATTAACGGATAGTGACTTTATACCTTTGATACATGGTAAACCTTTCCATGATCTGGCCTCTTTCGTTGAACAACATGTAGGTAAACTAGTTAAAGAGGATGCTTCAAGTAGAAAATTAAAGTTAACACAGGCCATCATAGGTTTAGTAAAGAGAAGTTTATCTGGTGATAATTTAGATAAGTTTAATACTACTATTGTAAACGCCAAAAAACTTACAGAAAGAAAAAGATATTATACTTGTAATTATGGTATTAAGAATTATATAGATATAGTAAATGGTAAAGATACCGAAATAGTTAAAGATGAAAACTATGATAAATATGAATTAAATAATATCATAGAGTGGTGGAGAAAGAAAGCAACGAATCGTTATAATAATTGTAAGAATGATAATCGTTTGAGGAGAGAACTTGAAATATGGTCACCCGAAGCTAACATAGACATTATTAGATGATAACAAAAAGGACTACAAAGACTTAAAAGAGTATTGGGATTACCAAAGAAAAATAGAATACAACAAAGAGATTGTACGTAATATCGCCGATCAATTTGAGGGAAGAATATACAATGATTTTGGTAGGTTTGATATAAATGAAATGAAAGATTTATTATGGACAAAAGTAAAAACTGAAGACTATGAAGAACCTAGAAAAGGTTGGGTACCAAAAGATGAAACATTACGATTTGAATGGGAAGGGCCACCAAGTATGCCAAAAACTCAATTAAACAAACCGAAAGACCAAAATACTATGGACACAACCATGCCTAGTGGATGGGAAGATGTTTTTGATGATAATAAATAATATTGGACTTGACAATGTTGCTAAAATAATATATAATAAGAGTATAAATTTATAGGAGTTATGGAATGAGTGATTTTTTAAAAGATATAATTAAAGAAACTGGTAATGAATATGCTGGTTTAGTAAGTGATGGAATTGATAGTGCTGATGTCACAAGTTTTATAGACACTGGTTCTTATGCATTCAACGCATTATTGTCTGGTAGTATCTATGGTGGTATGCCAAGTAATAAGATTACAGCAATCGCTGGTGAAGCCGCAACAGGTAAAACATTTTTCGCACTAGGTATATGTAAAGCATTTTTAGATAAGGATCCTGAAGCAGGTATTATCTACTTTGAATCAGAAAGTGCCATCTCAAAACAAATGATTGAGGCTAGAGGTATTGATTCGAAAAGAATGGTAATAGTTCCAGTTGCTACTGTACAAGAATTTAGAAATCAATCAATAAAAATTTTAGACAAATATATGGAGCAAACAGAGAAGATTAGAAAACCTTTAATGTTTGTATTAGATAGTCTAGGTATGTTATCGACTACAAAAGAAATGGAAGATACAGCCGCAGGTAAAGAAACAAGAGATATGACAAGAAGTCAGATTGTCAAATCAACATTTAGAGTATTAACATTGAAACTTGGTAGAGCAAACTGTCCATTGATTATGACTAATCACACATATGACGTTATAGGTTCAATGTTCCCTCAAAAAGAAATGGGTGGTGGATCAGGATTGAAATACGCTGCTTCATCAATCATCTATCTCAGTAAGAGAAAAGAAAAAGAAGGTACTGAGGTTATTGGTAACATTATACATTGTAAAAATTATAAATCTAGGTTAACAAAAGAGAACGCAATGATAGATGTCAAACTTACTTACAAAAAAGGTTTAGACAAATATTATGGTCTTACAGAACTTGCTGAAGAAGCTGGTATCTTTAAGAAAGTATCTACACGATATGAAATGCCAGACGGTTCTAAAGTTTTTGGTAAGAATATCAATGAAAATCCAGAAAAGTATTTTACAAAAGAAGTGTTAGACAAAATAGATGAAACAGCAAAAAGAAAATTCCAATACGGATCAGACGAAGAAGACACCAATTAAAAGATATGCCTATGCTCAAAAGCAAGGTGATGATTTTAGTTGTATAAAAATCCTTGAAGGTAACTATGAGGGTATTATATACAAGTATAACAATATAAAGTTTTCTGAAACTGAAAATGAGGCTGGGGAAATACCATTAAAATTTACATATGATATAATGGCAAATCCTACTAAAGAAAATATAGAGTCAGATGACTTTAGAAATTATATCGGTGATATATTAATTGAATGTGTTGAAGAACAATTACAGAATGGAACATTGAAAATAGATGAATAGTGATAGAATTGAACTAACAATATTAAAGAAACTTCTTTTATAATGAAGACTTTACTCGTAAGTGTTTACCTTTCGTAAAGACAGACTACTTTGTAAATAGAAATGAAAGATTATTGTATGAAGAAATTGAAAAGTTTGTACATGAATATAAAAATCTACCTACAAAAGAAACCATATTAATTGAATTTAATAAGAGAAAAGATATTAACGAAGATGAATTTAAAATCAGTTAAAGAACTTGTAAAC